GTAAGAGTAGGAGACAGACAAAAGGGAAAGCTTCAGGTTCTTTATAAGGCGAGGGTATTGAAACGATATACCCTCGCTATACTGAAGAACGAGAAATACTTTCCAAAGAGCACAAGGTGGCTATATGCGTCACCAATCCAGGCGGAAATAAGAGGCGCGTGCAGCTGTATCAAGAGAGCGAACGCGACATTCGTGACGGATTCCGTTACGAGGGATATCGAATACCGGTACCGCGCAAGCCAGCAGATAGAAGCATACGCACATCTCGAAGCTCTCGTCGACCTGATCGAGGATGTATATCTCGCAAACTATATATCCGGAAGACAGGCGGAGCACTGGACGAAGCTCATCATGGAGTTAGAACAGCTCCTAAAATCATGGGAGAGATCCGACAAAGACAAATACATGTCAAAAGGGTAGTCGCTATCAAGCACGCAACGCGTGGCTCCGTTCGCCTAATCCGTCCAACGCCAACAATGTGCGTAACGTGAACACAGACGGTTCTCTGAACAACAACAACGCGTACAACACGAACATCGGCGTCGCTCCCGATTGTGAGACATGCCAGTTTCAAGTAGTCCATAGCAGACCAAAGCAGCGCAACTCACACAAGGAGTGACTATCCTGACTCTGAAAGGAGCGAAACCTGCAGGCGACGAAGGTGTCTTCTTAAGACAGTCCTTCTATCAGCGCCTGTTTTATTTATGTCATACGAAGAAGCGATAAGCTTTGACAGCTTATATAAAGGACTTATTAAGAGCTGCAGAAATGTAAGATGGAAAGACAGTGTAGTAGGTTATGAGTGCAACGGCCTTAAGAATACCGTGAAGCTCCGTGAACAGCTGTTAACCGGTACCTATGAGATAGACAGATATCAGAGGTTCACGGTACACGAACCGAAAACGAGAGAAATAGTTGCAACAAGGCTTAAGGACAGACAATTCCAGAGAGCCTTGTGTGATAACGGTCTGTACCAGGACATGACTCGGTCGTTTATCCATGATAACTGCGCCTGCCTCAAGGGCAGAGGCGTAGACTACACTCTTAACAACTTCACGAAGCACTTAAGGAGATACAACCGCGAATACGGCCGGGAAGGATGGGTATTGAAGTGCGATATCAGGCACTATTTTCCATCTATCCGTCACGACGTAGCAAAACAGGCTATCAGGAAACGCGTTAAGGATCCTCAGATAGCAGAAAGAGCCTGCGAGATCGTTGACTCATTCGGCGGAGATCGCGGAATAGGCTTAGGATCTCAAGTAAGTCAGCTCGTCGCTCTGGCTGTTCTTGACGACATGGATCACTACATCAAAGAGCAGCTGCACATAAAATACTACATCCGTTATATGGATGATTTCGTTCTGATACATCCGGATAAGGAATACCTGAAGATGTGCCGGGAAGAGATAAGAACAAGGCTCGAGAAGTTAGGCCTGGAACTCAATAAGAAAACAGCGCTCTATCCGTTACGGCAGGGAATTATCCTTCTGCAGTGGCACTTCTACATCATGCCTTCAGGAAAGATCTTAAGAAGGATGAGCAAACGAAAACACGGCAAGTGCAGGCGAAAGCTTAAGAAACTCCTTGCCAAAGAAAAGACAGGTGAATATCGGCCGGGAACGGCCAGAGAATCACTTGAATCATTTTTAGCTAACGCATCCAGAGGCGACACGTTCTTCGAACGCCAACGGATGAAAGAATATTTCAAACGATTGGAGGAATCATTCAATGAAGGATAATACTTATAAGCGCCTCGCAAAGGCTGAAGCTCTGGAAGCACAGAGAAGATCCGAGACTATGGAATTCTTTCAGGAGCGCTACGAGGTAGCATGCGAAGAACAGAACGAAGAGGATGCAGCTATGTTTGCCCGCCTGATCCGTAACAAGCTTCTCGAGGAATCAGACAACGAGCTCGCATTCGACAGGCTCGGTCTTGTAGCTCCTTCGGGATCCACTTTTACAGCTTGGCTCTCATTCCTGAAGAAGCTCGGAGAAGTTCTTACAGGCGCCTGGGCGAAATACAGACAGGACTTAAGAGACATTTCGGAACAGCCGGGATTCCCTTTTAACATCACATTCCCGGATAAGCCTGATGCGGAGGCAGAGGATTGACAAACCTTGAACTCATAGAAGGCCTCTGCGCTGTGATCGAGCTGCAAGCTGAACTTATCAGCAGACAGGCGGAAGTCATAGCGCAGGCCGAAACAGGAGAAGAGATCGCGTCAGAATTGACGCAAATGCGTAATTCGGCAGAAGAGAAGTATAACAGCCTCCGGATGCCGGATCCTTAACTATGCCCTCCTCGGACCGGCGATCAAGCCGCTGGATAAGCAGGTTCTTCGGAGCCTGCTTATCTTTTCGAGGGAGAAAGGAGGACTTATGGCTTTTGATGCTCAGTCAGATCCTGCAGCAAGGACACTATTCAGTTACAAGAAAGGCGAAATATCGTCTTGCGTTAAGTATCTTGAGACTTCGACGGAGACAAAGAAGGCTATCGAGAAGCTTTCCAAAGAAGCTCTCGGTGCCTCTGCTAAGGTCCTCCGAAAAAAGCTCAAGGCAGACCTTCCTGTAAGGACCAACAACCTGAAGAACCACGTCGCTTCATGGAAGCGAATTGATAAGTTTACCGGTCAGCCCACTTTGGACTTCGGATTCTATGGCTGGCAGAAGGTACGAGCAAAGAATAAACAACCGTCGAGAGCCAACCCGCATTGGATCGAGTTCGGTACCGCTCCGCACTCAATCTATCCGAAGAACGCGAAGAAGCTCTACGACAAGTCGACAGGGATCGAGTACGGCCTTGAGGTCAACCATCCCGGACAAACCGCTTCGCACTTATTGAGAAATACTATCCAGGACAATATCGCGGAGATCCGCGCTGCCCAGGAAGAATATCTCAAGAAGATAGATGAACTTTTGGATATCAGAGATCTTAAGGTCGACGAGACCGAAGAAGAAGAAACAGACTAAGGAGGAAAACGTCATGGAAAGAATTAAGAATGAACTCGTAAGCGCTGACTTTTGGAAAGCTGCAGGCATTAGAGCCTTGAAAACTTTCTGTCAGACTGCTATCGCTGCGATCGGTACGACAGCTCTCATCGAAGAGGTTAACTGGCTCGTAGTAGGCTCTGCTTCACTCTTAGCAGCTATTTTGTCTCTTTTGACAAGTATAGCTACCGGACTGCCGGAGGTATGACATGGATCCTGTAAGCATTATTGCACTTGTGTTCAGTGGTCTTATGCTCCTGATCGCTATTGTGACTTTCATCGTTAACAGTGTCAGGTCAAACAAGAATGACACGAAAGCTGACGAAGCGAGGCTTAACGAGATTAACCAGTCTCTTCTTAAGGTCAACATGAAACTCGACCAGGTTTGCACTACGACCTCCGAAATACGAACAGATATCAAGACAATGCAGACAAAGCAGATAGAACACACTGAACAAATCGCAGTCCTTACAGGACGCGTAGACACGGCTTTTATGAGAATCGACGAATTGAGAGCTGCTATCGCTGAACTGCAGAAAGGAGTTAAATAATGGCTACATGGAGTCCTTTAACTGACAAAGTCAGAGAGAGCGGAGACAACTCCGGGAACAGGTGGTATTCAATAACCAGAATTACTCCGCACTGCTGGGTAGGACAAGTCAGTATCGAAAACGGCCTCGACTACTTCGCTACAACCTCGAGACAGGTATCAAGTAACTACATCATAGGAGCTGACGGACGTGTCGGAGGTTGCGTAAGAGAAGAGTGGAGAGCGTGGACAAGCTCATCCAGAGACAACGACAATAGAGCTGTTACGATCGAGTGCGCAAGCGACTCTTCGAGTCCTTATGCCTTCAGGCCTGCAGTCTATGACAAACTTATTAAGCTCTGCGCGGATATTTGCCAGAGATACGGAAAGAAGAAGCTGCTCTGGATCAGCGATAAGAACAAAGCTCTTAGCTATGATCCTGCAGACGATGAGATGCTTCTTACCGTTCACAGATGGTTTGCTGACACCGACTGCCCGGGATCCTGGCTGATGGGTAAGATGGGAGATCTTGCTTCTCAGGTAACGAGCATCTTGTCCGGAAACCCGCCCGAGCCTGTCAAGGACCAGTACACGGTCTGCACGAACAGCGGAGATGCGTTAAGGCTCCGCAAGGAGCCGAACACGGACAGCGAACAGGTCGGATATATTGCCAACGGTACGACATTCAAGTCTGAGACAGTAGTCGAGGGCGAATCGATCGGAGGCTGTACAGCCTGGGTATATTTCGACGGCGGTTATGCGAGCGGAAAATATCTGCAGCCGACTCCTGTCGTTCCTGAACCAGGTCCAGAACCTACGCCTACTCCGCCGGAACCGACTAAGGAAGGCTATCCCGGACCGTGGCCTGTCATTCCTTCAAGAGGATATTTCCAGAAGAATGACGTAGGCGCCGAAGTAGTCAAGCTTCAGAAGTTCCTCTTATGGATGGATCCTGAGTGTCTGTCTACTTACGGAGCTGACGGAATCGTAGGATATGAGACTCTTACAGCTGTCAAGGCAGCACAGGGAGTCCTGGGCGTTAAGATAGACGGCTTCTATGGTCCGAAGACCGAAGCAGCTGCCAAAGAGTACAAGAAATAAGGTTCATGCCATAAGAACCACTCCGTAAAAGATTAAGCCTCTCGGTTAATTCCGGGAGGCTTTTTCTTTTGGGTGAATGAATATCTATACTCGTGACGGTACGATTCAACAATTATATCAGTTTTGACCGAAATTTGACCGAAGAAAAACGAAAAACCGCTCAAAGCCTAATAGATGAGCGGTTTTCTTTGGTGGAGATGAGGAGAATCGAACTCCTTTGTGTATCTGCACCCATGCTCACTTTGTCCCTGAAACAATGGGTTTTTCAAAAATTAAGTGCTCGTCTGTTCTCCGCTCGCGGACTCATTTTGACCGAGATTTTGACCGAAAGTAAGGTCAATGATCGACGCGGCCTCTCTGTGCTCAGACTCGTAGATATGTCCGTATGTGCCAAACGAATCGAAGCTGATACTATGTCCGCAGATATCCTTAACCATCTGCTCCGGCATGACGTTCTTCATCATGGTAATAAATGTATGTCTCAGCGAGTAGACCGTTCCGGGAAGCTGTCTTTCCTTCTTCAGGTTCTGCCAGTGGTTTCTCATGGTCGACTGGGTACCTACGGAACCGTCAGGCGAGCAGAAGATCCACTCTGTTCGGAGGTTATGGTCTTTGTTTCTCTGAATAGTGTTCCGGATGATCGAGCTCGCAAGATCTCCCAGAGGGATCATGCGCCTTGCATTCTCGTTCTTGCCTTCTGTGATCTGTCCTCTGGCATTAACGGCTCTTCTTATCGTAACGCGGTCACGCTCGAAATCTGACACCTTGAGACCAAGCAGCTCTCCGGGACGCATTCCTGTGAGAACACCGAGGCAAAATAAAGGGTGGTACCAGAGCGCCGAAGGCTCTAACAGTCTTCTGACATCGCTTCTTTGCAAGATCTCTTTTTCTTTCTTACTATGTCCTTGCGGAATATATAAGGATCCCCGAAGCAGCTCACACTGATAGTCCTGGTACCCGAACTTGATAATAGACATGATAATAGCGCGGAGTGTTTTGAGAGACTTCTCTGATAATGCCTTATTTCGCCCTGTAGCTTCGTTAATGACGTTCTGCCAGTCTGTGCGAGTCATTTTACATATTTTCTTTGAACCGCACACAGGGACGATGTAGAGCCTTATGTAGCGCTCATACTGTTCATAGGCAGGAGATTGAGCGCCTTTCCTCATTATAACATCTTCAAGGTACTGTTTAGAGACCGTTAAAACGGACTTTTCGCCTGAAGCTTCACCATAGTACCATTTATCGTACTTTTGTATGACTTCCTTACGGCCTTTTGCTCCCGGAGTCTTAGAAGAGAAGGAAAAAGTCTTGCCTTCTCTCATGACTCGGATGCGCCATCGTTCTCCGTCCCAGCGTGGAGTATTCATATTAACCCTCCTGTGAATCGATCAGGGCCTGATAGTAGGCTAAGAGCCTCTTCTGGTTATCCTCCGACAACCTGTCGAAGTCAAAAGGAATGGCTGTCTCTTCCTCAATCGGAGGTTCACCGCCTTCAAACAGGTCAAGCGGGCTTACTCCGAGAACTTCAGCCATCTTCGCTATCTTATCGGTCGGAATGTTGCTGCGCCCGATCTCGATCTTGTTAATTGATGATCTATTTGTATAACCGAGAGCTTTCGCTAATTCTTCTTGCGACATTCCTTTAGCTTGTCTGATCCGTCGTAGATTCTCTCCGTATTTTTTCTTTGCTTCTTCTTTGTTCATTTTCAAATAAGACCTCCGTATATGTCGATTGTATTACATTGTGCCGAATTGTCAACAATAACGGAAATAAATGTTGACAGAAAGTCAACAAAGGGATATATTCGAGATGTGGACAGACAGTCCACAAAATCACAGAAGGGAGGAAAGAATATGAACAATGACTTACTTAAGAAAGTCATTCAGGACAGAGGCGTTAAGGTTTCCGCTCTTGCTGACAAGATGGGTATATCAAGGCAGAGCCTTCACTTAAAGCTCAACGGAGACAGATCCTTTGACCAGGGCGAGATTATGGCACTCAAGACTAATCTTCGACTGTCTGATAAAGAGTTTATGTCTATTTTTTTTACTGAGCCTGTGGACAAATTGTCCCAAGAGGTAGGGAAATGACTGCCTCGGGTGGCTTTTATCCGTCGCTCGGCAGGTATTTCAAGAATCTTACTGAACTGGCTCATGCAGGAGTTATGTCTACTCGGAGGTTAAGAGATTGCTTAGACGGAAAGAAAGATTTTACCAGAGCCGAAAAGAAGGCTATCTCCGCAAACATCATGGCGCGGATCATGAATCAGCCAAGCTTCGACTATCAGGAATTAGAAGATGCAAACCGAGCTTGGAAAGGAAACTTCGACGAAGTTTACAGGAAGAAAGAATGACCGAAGAAAAGCTTATCAAGACAGTTAACTGGCTCTTATTCTTTGCAGCAGCATTCCTGTTCCACGGACTTACCTACTACGTAACGGACAGGATGTTCCCGGAAGAAACGGTATCTGCAGAGACGACATTCAAGGACCAGTTTACTTCCAAAGATTTCGGCGCAACTCCTACATACGCATGGTGGAACGAGACAGAGCCTTCGCTCGAAGAGTTCCACGAAGTCGAAGAGAAGTACATTCCGGTCCTTGTAACTTACAAACAGATGAAGCTCACGAGCTTAGGGACATATTACATTACTGCATACTGTCCCTCCGAGTGTGGCTACAACGGAAGCAACTATCCGAAAGGCTGGGAAACAGCGAGCGGAGCCATCTGTCACAGGGCGAGTTATAACTACAGACTCACGGAACCTACTACATGCGCGATATCCAGATCTAAGCACAAGTTCGGAGAGGTCTTCTATATCAAAGAGTTCGACAGGACGTTCATAGGAGAAGACACAGGATCAGCGGTAAAAGGCAAACACCTCGACTTATTTTATGAAGACTATTCAGACGTTCAGTCATTTCCAACCGGATATTACGAGGTTTTCAAGGTCGAATGGGTAGAAGTCACGGTACCGCTCACAGAAGAAGAATACAAAGCTCTGAAAGAGATGGGAGCTTTGGAGTATTTCACAGAAAAGGAGGCAGAAGGATATGAATTTACTTGAAATTATCTACTACATAGGAGTCGGAGCGGTTTGCCTGGTCGTCGGAATGGTCGTCGAGATGTTCATTGACAACAAGGCGATCATGGAGCTGCAGGACGACAACAGGAAGCTCAGGCTTGAGAATGAGCAGCTTAAGAAAGAAGCGAAGCACGAAGTGATCGAGATCATCGACAACAGGAAAGACAAAAAGGATTTTCAATTCGGAGGATTTTAATTATGGCAAAGTGTGAGATTTACGAGAGCTTAACAGGCAGAAAGAAGAAGTACATCGTCACCAGGATCGATGCGGACTACGTTTCGGTTATCGACTACGCGAAGAAGCTCTTCAAGTGTACGGAAGCGCATATCGACTTTACGTGCGGATGGATCTATAAGGGCAAGCTCTATCTTGACGATCCGGAAAAGCTCGGCGCCAAGAAGGTCGGAGTAGCGTACTGGGTTCGATAAGAGGTGGCAGATATGAAGAAAGATAAATCAAAGACATGTGTGGTTATGCTGAAGAGGTCTCAGCTGCATCCGCATCCGGATAACCCGAGAAAAGAATTAGGAGACCTCGAAGAGCTTAAGGAATCCATCAGGGAACACGGAATAATGCAGAACCTTACTGTAGTTCCTATGGACGAAGAGTTCGAGAACTTTAAGATCCTTATAGGACACAGAAGGTTCGCAGCTTCGGAGGGTATCTGCTTCGAGCTCCCTTGCGTAATAGCTGAAGGCTTATCTGACAGAGAGCAGATCGGGATCATGCTCTGCGAGAACATGCAGCGCTCGGATCTGACGTTCCTGGAACAGGCTCACGGCTTCCAGATGATGCTCGACTTAGGCGAAACCGTCGAGACTATTTCCACCAAGACAGGCTTTTCCGAGTCCACGGTCAAACACAGACTCGAGATCGCAAAGCTCAAGCAGAAGTCGATCGATGCAGCTATGGAGAATTTCCAGCCTACGATCAGTGACTATATAGAACTCGAAAAGGTTAAGGATATTAAGGAGAGAAACAAGATCCTGGAAGAGGCAGAGTCTTCGAGCGATATCAGATATTCAGTCGAGGCTTATGTCGACGAGCAGAATCGTAAGAAAAACTCCAAGAAGTATCTTGAGCTGATTAACTCCTTAGGATGGAAAGAGAGCAAAGAATATTTCTACTCTTATGGTTCGGATCCTAAGTGGGAAGAGATAAAGGAGCTCTCAAAGATAGATCTGGAGAAGGAGTACGACGATTCTGCCATCCAGGCATTCGCCGGGAAGAATACAAGGCCTGTATTTTACAGGTGTGACGGATATTTCCTCACTTTTGCATTCAAAAACACTCCGAAGAAGGTCGAAAAGAAAAAGACTAAGCAGGAGCTTCTTGAGGAAGCCAGAGAAAAGAATAAGTCCATTCTTGAAGGCATGAGGACGGTCATCTGCGATCAGTATTTTAAGTTCATTACGGAGATCCCGGAAAAGTCGTTCGAAGATCTGAACGATAAGAACCGCATCAAGTTCATGGAAAGGCTCTGCGAAACTTCTTTTGAACTTGAAGTGAACCTCAGAGACAATTTCGAAACGCTTTACAACGTCAAGACAAAGACCGACATCAAGGAACTGGATAAGGACTATCAGAAGTACAACGTCCTCCGGAAGTTAATGCTCCAGATGTGGGCAGCTCTGGCGAATTCATATTCGAACAAGTTCGTCGAATGGAACTTTACAAAGAACATGACGATCCTCAATGCTCACCAGCAGCTCTACTCCACGCTGTATCACTTCGGATTCAGATTGAACGACGAGTACAAGGCGGTCATAGAGGGCAAGTCAGATCTATACACTGCGAAAGTATGACACAGAAAGAAGGGAAAAATAACCATGTGTAAGAACTTATTTAACAAGAATCAGAACTATACGATCAAGGAATTAGGCGAAGCTCTCATGCAGGCACTTCCGGGCAAGTGGTCCGATATGCACAGCTGCGCAACGAACATCTCCAGATACATCAAGGAGAAGGACATTAAGCCTGTTAACTCCCAGAAGAGTCACAGAGTATTCTCCGGAATCGATTGCCAGGCAGTCTATGAGCACTACGCGCCTTCTATGGACAAGAGACAGGTCAAGATGAAGCTCCCGGAGGGAAAGACTTCCATCCCGCTCGTAGAAGAAGAGCCGGTTGGAGTTTCAGGTACCAAAGTCCCGATCATTACTTTCTTGATGTCAGGCGTTCAAAGCCTCAAGCCTTCAGACCTGAGAAAACTTAAGGAACGCGTTGACGAGCTGGTATTGAGTTCCGCGCCGGACTGGGAGAAGCTGCAGCCTGGAGACAAGTTTGAATACAGAGGCCACGAATGGGTTTGCCTGGATCCGAACTTTGCAGCTGTCGGAGGTACCGGATGTCTCGCTATCATGGCGAAGCTCTACAGAGACGAATTTGCGTTCTGCAGAGACGAGAACAAGGACAACATGAACGAGTACGGAACATCAGATATCCGCGATCTGCTCTCAGAGCTCGCTACAGAGCTTCAGAACGGCGAGTGTAATGTTTTCCTTAACCATAACGTCGACGCTGTTATGGAGAACGGAGAAGAGGCATACAAGGCCTTCGAAACTCCTATGTTCATTCTTTCTATTCAGGAATACATCAGATACGCGAAGTTCGTTCCTCAGTACGATAACTGGTTCTGGCTCCGTTCGCCTATTCCGTCCTACGCCGACCATGTGCGTATCGTGTACACAGACGGTTCTCTGTACTACGGCCACGCGTACAACACGAACATCGGCGTCGCTCCCGCTTGTATCTTTAATCGACATATCTGAAGATCCGCGCCGGTAGGCGCGATCTGGAAAGGACAAAACTATGGAAGAAAAGATCCTTAAGACGGTAGTGACAATGTCTATCGAAAACATACTCAAGGAACTCCGTAAGTATTCTCCGGAACCGCTCACTTGCCAGATCTTCATCGTGACGAGACCAAACGAAGAGAACACAGACGAATACTATCTCGATATTGGCCCGAAGGATCCTTACGCGGATGCGTTTATCAAGGAACACAACGCGGTCAAGTGGGAATTTAACCCGAGAGAGGGCGACGGCATCCGGGAAGTCATACCAATAGAAGAGGAGAGGAAAGAAGATGAGTGAAAAGAGGTATTACTGGCTTAAGCTGCCGACGGACTTCTTTAAGCGTCACGACGTGAATTTTATCAAGTCGCTCCCTAATGGTCCGGAAATTGCTCTTTTCTATATCGAACTCATGGCGGAATCGGTCGGTCACGATGGCGAACTTCGTTTCTCGAAAGAAATACCTTATACGAACAAAATGCTCGCGTCTGTCACAAACACTCCTGAAGAAGTTGTAGACGAAGCTATGAAAACTTTGCAGGAATTTGGACTAATCAAAATCGATAAGAAGGGAACGATCGTTATTCCGCGAGTTCTCAAAATGGTCGGAAGTGCCTCAAATTCGGACGCTGCGCAGAGACAGAGGAGATGTCGAGAAAAGAAGAAAGAGCGTGACAAAATGTCACAAAAAAGTGTGACAGGTGTCACAGATAACGTGACAAAAGATAACGAGAGTATAGAGATAGAGAAAGAGTTAGAGAAAGAGTTAGAGAAAGATATAGAGATAGATAAAAGAGAGAGTAAAGAGAGAAAATCGCGCTCTCACTTTGAACCTCCGACTGTAGAGGAAGTTTATTTCTATTGCGAGGAGAGACATAACGGCATAGACGCTCAAAGGTTCGTCGACTATTACACGGCAAGAGGATGGAAGAACGTAACGGACTGGAAAGCTCAGATAAGAGTCTGGGAGAGCAAGATCACAGCGCCTTATGAAACCTAAAGGAGGATCCCAATTTATGAAAAACAAGGCTCCAACGGCAAAAGAGATTAACGAGGCTTTTAACAGGCTTGATATAGCGTTAAGACCTAACGCGATTATCTGTTATCCGGGATGGGAAGAGTGGCTTGAGAACCAGTTCGGAAAAGAATACAAGATCATTCCTGATCCTAATTGCCCGCCTGATAAGTGCTATCTGATAAGACGAGAGGTTTTTGAGAAATTTGGAGGAATTATTCCATGATACAGATTATAGGATCAAGACGTTCCGGAAGAACTACAGAACTTATCAAGCTCTGCAAGAGGCTTAATGAAGAAGCCGGACACAACGATACCATTATCGTGACGGCTGATATGGTCCGAGCAAAGATAATCATGAAAATGGCCGAAGATCTCGGATATGGAGATATTCCTATGCCGGTACCCATCGTTAACATCATTAAGCAGTGCCCAACTTTCTACAAGCGAGTTCTTATAGACGATATGGAGTACGCCATGCAGTATCTTCTCGGCCAGTGGAAATTATCCGGATATGTTGTTCAGGGCCCGGAACGAATCGAAAACGGCTTTGGTCGAGTACGCTGGCTTAGTGCTCAGGAGGTGAGATCATGAAAGATCAGTTTTATCTCCATTTTGACTCGATGCCTGCAGGCACGTCTCAGCTGAAACGATACGACGGAAGAACAGGAAGGTATTTCAAGGATGCGAAGCTCCTGAACCTCGAAAAGCAGTTCGCGGTCGCCTTAAGACCTCATAAACCTTCAGAGCCTTGCAAGAGGCCTATCAAACTTACAGTGTGGTTTGCCTGGGATGTCAAAGACAAGAAGCTCTGGGGAACAGTTAAGCCTACAAAGCCGGACACGGACAACTACATTAAGACGTTCAAGGATGTAATGACGTACTTAGGCTTCTGGGTAGACGATTCTCAGGTAGTGGCAGAGACGATCTATAAGACCTATGCCGAAAAGGCGACGATAATGGTCTCTTATTCTGAAATCATGGATAAATCAGATGCTTTTATCCGGAAGGAGGTCGAGACGTGACAGATCAGCAGTACAAAGCGAAGAAGTGGCTCATGGGTTACAAGCATATCTATAAGCAGGTCCAGTCAGATCGCAAGCTTCTGGAAGTCCTGGCATCGAAAGTCAACAGATGCGTAGCTGCATACGAGACAGACGGATCCTCGGGCCACGATGTCGAGATCTCGAAACATAACAGGGAAGACGCTCTGCTCGACTACGCTAACCAGAGAGACAAACTCGAATCAGAAGAATCTGAGCTCTTAAGAAAAACAGTCGAGGTTCTGCAGATAATCTGGCAGCTCCCGGAATCCTGCCACAAGGACATCTGCAGATGTATCTATCTCGAAGGCAAGAAGTGGGAAGAAGCTCAGGACGAACTTCACATAAGCAAGTCGACTCTCGACAGGAAACACAGAGAGATGCTTACGGAGCTTGCAAAAATACTTAAATACTAAGGAGGTATAACGGCATGAACGAAGATTACGAGGCCATAACGAATATGACTAATGCACAAGCTGCAGAAGTTCTCGAGAATATGCGAATTCGCATTATGGGAGGCAGATGCAACGGAAAGACAAAGCTTGTTCTTAGCTATGAGGTGGCTATACAGAAAGCTATTCAGAAGCTTAAGGACGGATGGATAGCCTGTGTTGAAAGATTGCCCGGAGAACAAGAACCTTTTTCTGTGCTCTGCTGCGACAGCCACGGAGAAATGCTAATCGCGCATCCTTTTGAAGATGACGCAAGCAATACCGGTTATTCAGCTGAGAGCGACGAATGTTACATGTATGATTGCGTCGCCTGGAGGCTGCTCCCGGAACCATATAAGGAGGCATAAATGGAACACTATTTCACAAAGATTGTAAGGATCCTTTTTGAGATCAAGACAGTGGTTTATATCCTGGCTAAAAATGCTCTTTCGACAGGATCCATTCCACAGGCGAACAGAGCGAAGCTGTTCGAGATCATAAACAAGTGGGAGCTGGAAGCAGAGCAGAACGATTCGGAGGTTAAAAATGAGAATAATAACACTTGAAGTTCCGGACGGCGTAATGTGCGTAGGAGCGTTTATCAACTATAAGACCAAAAAGCAGATCCAGGAAGGCAGTAATCACTTTTCTACTACGAACTTTCTGTTAGATACAGAAAACTGTTCAGGAGCAAGAGTAGGAGAAGGCGGAGATATTGCTTATCAGATAAGACTGGATAGGAGGAAACCATGAAAGCGATAGTTATAACCGCGATTATCTGTCTCACGATCGTAATTCTCGTATGGATGGGAAAGAGCGACAAAGGAAAGGGGTAATAATATGTCGACTGTTGTTACATTCGTTTTCGGCGCCATTTTCGGAGGCATGGTTACGTTCATAGTAATATTTCTCATAGTGTGGGGTAAGAAGTTATGACGATATGCTGCGGAACGTGTCAGTTCGCTTCCTATGATATGTACCCTTGCGGATATTACTGTGAGAACAAGGCCTCAGAAATGAATGACAAACCAGTCGTATATGACGACGTATGCGAAGTCTGGAGGGCAAGAGATGAAAGCTTATAAGATCTACGATAAGACATATTGTTATTACAGTGCGGTCGTGTTTGCTGAAACTCCTGGCAAGGCGAGAGCCGAAGCTAAATACGCGGACGGCTTCGAAGATGTTCCTTTTACTGACATAATCGTTCGGAGAGTTCCGGAACTCGATGGTTCATACAGAGGCCATACATATATGGAGTGGTATGACGATCAGGACAGAATCGACCTCGTAAAGCTTGCGGGATTTTATTGTGATCCTGACGGAGATTGTGAAGGCTCCAGCTGTCCTGCAAGTGAGTATTGCGAAAGATTTAAGGAAGAACAAGAAGATGGTGCCTAATGGGGTAAAAAGAAACAAAGAACTGTGATAATTTAGAAATGATTTAATAGCGCTATTTATTGCCACACTCAATCTCATATTCGGTTATTAAATCCTTTCTTTTCTGTGGAACCCTCTGAAGGCACTCAGAGGGTTCTCCTGTGTTCGGAGGTTATTATGCAGGAGTTCGCTAAGAAGTTCTACCTGTCTACTCAATGGCGCGAAATGAGAGAGGTGATATTTAAGAGGGACTTCGGACTGTGCGTAAGATGTGGCAAGCCAGGCGAGATAGTGCATCACAAGACACATCTCACGCCAAGTAATATCAACGATCCTTACATAACACTCAACGCGGATAACCTTGAGCTGCTATGCAGGGACTGTCACGCAATAGAACACAACGGCGGACCGGCTACAGCTGACGGCCTTGCCTTCGACGAGAATGGGAACCTGATAAGGAGAGAAGAGTATGGGAGCTGAGAAGATCTATCCTGTAACAATATTCACACAGCAGGGAGCTCTACAGTTCCAGCTGGTCTCTAAGCAGGAAGACTTCATGACAGCTCTTGCAGCTGCGATGGAGCAAGGCACTGCTATCGTCGACACGGTAGACGGAACAAAGCTCATCATGAACGCGATCAATGTTGTAGCGATCGAGATCGGGGAGGCGGAAATTTCCGAAGATACTCCCCCCATTTTGTAATTTTGACCTATATATTAGTGAACA